TCTTCGCGAAACTGATAGTACTGGATGAGCCTGGTCGACCAGCCAATCATTTCCCAATTCAGCCGACCCACATAGCGATGCGCCAGAAATGAATAGTAGTCCGGGGTATTGCCGGTGATGCGCACGACCATTTCCGGTCGCATCCGCATCAGGGGCGGATCGTAGACAACGCCGGCGGAATTGTGCACCGGACCCAAGGTGAGCACAGGTCGCACGACCGGCGACGGGAAGGCGTCGTAGTTCCAAGCCAGATAGACGGCCTCATCGTAAAATTGCGTGGCAGCCGAGATGTCCCACCGGAAATCGAGTGGATTCGTGGTCACGTCCCCATTCTCGTCTACTCCGTTCTGCGCGAATTCGATCGGCCCGTACACCATCGTCACATCCCAGATCAGGACGCTGTCGGCGCGCCGCACCACGCGAATGGATTTGCAGGTAGATAGGTTGTCGGAGGCGTCGCCATACCTGAACGATGCGCCGATCGTATAACCTTCCCCAGCCAAAAAGTCTGTGATGATCACGCCGTCATCGCGCGCAGAATCGACGTGCACCACCCAGGGCGCCTCCCAGGTGCGCTGACCTCCCGTGCCGACTGTCAGTTGCGCATGGGGGGCCGCTTCGTAACATTGGACCACTGCCATTTCATAGTTCCACGGGTTGGATGACGATGTCCGGTTTGCGCTCGATCGCCCTCAGCATGCGTTCCTGCACATTGAGCAGTTTCTTCTCAAAAGCAGATTGCTCCGCATACCGCCGGCGCATTTCCTGTATCGCGGAAAAGCCGCGCCCGCTAGCCAATGTGGCGGGCTCGATCCCTGGAATCTTGGTGCGCGCCGTCAGTTCCTCGACTGCTTTTCGGCGCTTGTATTTTTCGCTGCTCACCGACGTCCGAGCCTGAATGAACAGCAGATCAGAAAGCTGTTTTAGCAGTTTCCCGAGTCCCTCAGTTTCGTCGGCCAGGATGACAGCCCAGCTCGCCGCCCACCGTGTTTTGGCAGCCTCCCAGGCCGATTGCGTTTTCTGTAGCTCATCGCCGAATTGTTCCAGATACTTGCGGGCGTCGCCCATCTTCAGGCCGAGATTTTCCGCCTCTTTGGCATACCGGGCTAAACCGTCTGCGCCTTCGTTGATGAGATTGTTTAGTTGCCCACTGCCGCGGCCGAAGATGACGAGCGTCAGTCGCGTCCGCTCCGCTTGTGTGCCGACCCGGGCAATCGCTGCGGCAATCGTCCGGAATTGCTCGTCGGGAGCCATGCCCAGCAGTCGGCTGGTCGTGATCCCCAGCTGTTTGAGGGCTTGGACCGCAGTGCCACCGCCATGCGCCGCATCCGCCAAATTCCGTGACATCCGTTCCAGGGCCAACCCTAGGATCTCTTGCGAGGCCCCCGTCTGCTTGGCAGCGTATCCCAGCACCGCCAAATCGTCCGCCGCAATGCCCAGTCGATCCGCCCAGTCCTGGAAAGCCGAAGCCTGTTCGACTGTGGCGAAGAACGCCTGAAAGACGCCGCGCGCCGTGCGGGCCGCGGTAGCAATTCCTAGCCAAGCGAGATGAAAGGCCTGTAGACCTCGCGCCACATTACCAGAGAGACCGCGCTCCAGCTGTTGAATTGAGCGCCTGGCCTGGTCAAACCCCCGCTGCAGCGTGGCCGTCTGCGCTTCGATCGCAATGGAGATTTTGGCGGCTGTCGCCATGTTTGCGTTCCTGCTCGATCAGCGTCTGCATACGGGCTTGATATTCGGCCACCGTCATCTGCTCATGCTCATCGCCCGTGTCGCTGAGCACGAGACACCACTCCAGCAGCTGACCCGCGCTCAGCAGCCGCAACAGATAATCGGGATGCGGTAGCCCTACCTCCCGGCAGAGGCTGAACGCGAAACGATAGAACGGATTGGCTAGTTTTTTTTTGCATCTTCCTCCAGTAGGCCGCAGACGCGCAGCGCGTGTGTTCCCAGCTCGATCAGCGTGGCCGGCGTCAGGGCCAGCCACTCCTCGGCTGTTGCCGGATGGGACTCTACAGTGGCAGCCAGGATCGCCGCATAGAATCCCAGCATGCGCGGCGCGTCCTCTTGCTCAGCTTCCATGTCGTCCCATTGGCCGGCGATGGCGATGTAATCCAAGGCGGAGAGCGGTCGCAGCACAACATCCGCGTCCCATCGTTGGCAATGGTACGTCACCGCCGGTCGATCCAGATCCTTCAGGTTCATGCGGATGTGTCCGTGACGGCGCTGGTGCGGATGCCTTTGACGGTGCGCAGCACCGGCTCATTGCCGGTATACGCGCTAGGTGTAACGCCAGTGATTTTGCCGGTGAAGCTATTTGTAAAGGTTTTCCCGCCGCCAGTGGCCGTAAACGTAAACGTGACCGTGTTGCCGCCCGCGTAGAGCGTGTCCACTGCGTCGTCCCCCGTGTCGGCTGGATCGTGCAGGGAGACGAAAGAAAACTCGGACATCTGCTCAATGCCCGGCTCGCCTACGCTGTAGGTATCTTCCATCCCGGTCACATCAATGATCGCCCGCTCCAGCGGCGGCGGCGTAATCTGCGTGCAGAGTCCGATCAGTGAGTTGGTGTTGCCGCTCACGACGCGCACCGTCGCGCGCGCTCCAACGAATCTATCTTTGGCCATGAGTCCTGATCTCCTATATTACCCTTTGATGTCCACCAGCATTTCGATGGCCCCGATGTCCGCAATCACGGCAGTGCCCGTGGCCGCGTCCACGACGGCAATCGTCAGCCGGATGTCCAGCACGTCACCCGCGGTCAACCCAGTGGGCGTGATCGTGAAATCCTTGTCCGCGTCCGTCAAGCTATTGATAGACTGCGCCGCGGTGGCACATAAATCGCTCCCGATGCCAGCCTCCCGATCGCTCTTGTAACATTCAACATCTACCGATGCCGAGGTGTCGGCCACGGTCGTCGTCATGCCGGAGTGGAGGCGCAGCGTCACCGACGCGCCGGCGTCGTATTCCACGGGCAATTGAAATTGGAACCGCGCGTAGCGGGTGCAGCCGCCTGTATGCACATCGCCTGTAGAAATTTTCGGGGTGGCGCTGGCGAATGTGCCACCGTAGAGGCCCAGATCATCGGCGGCGCCGGTGGCTGGCAGATTGGTGGCCAGCGCATCCCAAGTCCGGAGACTCACCAGCGGCACCGCAAATACAGCGTTGGGATCTTGCGCCAGATTGCTCCGGGAGTAAGTCGGCAAAGTACCATCCACTTGGAGATTGCCCGTGACGCGGGCATCCCCATCAAAGCGAGCTACAACTGTCATGGCCGAATAACCTCCACGTCCAGGGACGAGATGAACAGATATTCCGCCGCGTCGAGATTGCGCGGCACATAGGATTCCGCGGCATCCGCCACGCTAACCCAGGTGTACGTACTCCCACCGACCGTCCCGTGCGCCCCGTGCAGGCACGCGCGCACGGCGTCCGACAGCTCCACAGCCTCGGTGGCGGACTGGCTCACGCATTCCACGTCGAACCATTCTTTGAGTGGCACCGCCTCTGCTTCCATTTCCGTCGCGTATTCAATCCGCCGGCGTTGGACCCAGATGAACGGACAAACTGTGCCGACTGGCACTACGCCGCCGAAGATCCGGTCGTCGGCCAGGGCCGCCACGCCGGTATCCTGTTCCAATTCGTCGATGATGTCTTCGCACACTGTCATCAGAATCTGGCTCGTATGACGTCCAGCGCCTGGCGCGTCGCACCAAGCTGTTTTACCTTTTCGATCTCTTTGGCTAACGCCTGATCCATTTTCCACCCAAACGCATTGATGGCCTCCCGAAAGGCGGCGTTGGCGGCCTGGTCCATAAACGGTCGCGGCCGGGCGCCCGGGTGCATCACACGGCTATAAAAGCCGCTCGGCAGCGCCAACATGGCCCCTGTGGCTCCCTTCTCAATGCTGTGCGGCCGCGTCCCGCCGATGACTAGATGCGCATACTTGCCCGCGTTGGGGCCACCGCGTTTACGCTGGGCCTTCGTGGCGTGGCTGCGAATATCCCCCCAGACGACCCCACTGCCCGGCTGAAATTTCACGCTGCCCCGGATTTGCTTCTTGAGCAGACCCGTCTTGCCGACCGGCGCCAGGGAGCGGGCGGTCTTGACGATCACGGCGTTGGCCGCCCGCACCGCTGCCGACACCACGCGGCGCCGGGCCGCGAACTCCAGTTTCTTCAGCACCTCCACCGCCTCGCGCACACCCTCGACGTGCACGCTGACGACCGAGCCTGGCGCATTCGAGGTGAAGTAGTCCGCCATCACAACGCCTCCGTGCATAAGAGTTCCAGCGTCACGTTCGCCTCGTGCATATTGATCGCGGCGCCGATATGAAAGATGCGCTCGCCGTAGAGCAATCGCATTTTCACCGTCACATCGGAGCGGTAATCCAGGAATACCCGGTGTGTCGCCTGGTCGCAGAG